TTATTGTGACATCACTTAACCCATCCAAAGTTGTAACTCCAGCGGGGACAAGACTGTTAATATAACTAGCGACATCCGAAGCAGTAATTTTCTTACTAACAGGAGTGCCGTCAACACTATCAACAACAACAAAAAGGTCGCCCGAAGCCAACTCAGCCAAAGCATCTAGTTGTGTTATCTTTTTATCAGCCATTGCCAATCTCCATCAAAATAAAACCACCGTCTTCTAATAGTAAATCTGTTCCATCTTCCTGTTCCAAGTTAGAAACAACAAAATCTCCATCCGACCAAAACGTATTAGCAACATCACCCCAAGTAGAACCAGCAGCCCCAGCATCCTTATAGTATTGATACTGTAAACTTCCACGATACTGCAACCCAACAGTAGACCAATGAGTATACAATAAATCCGCTAAAGTATCTCCAGCCTCAGGATACATAGCCATCAACGCTACATACATTTGGTCGTTAGTTTGAGCCATAACCAACTGTCTTTGCTGAATCCAAACGCAACTGCTGCTCACTGGCGGCGGAAGCCGCAATCAACTCAGCCAACTGCGCATCCGATAACTCCGAAACCTTACCAGAATGCTCAACCTGCAACTGAACAGGCGCAAGCCGCCCAGTAGCCTGAAGATACAACTTCGCACTATTATTATCACCATCCAAAGCACGTTGAAACAAATTATCCAACAACTGCTGAGTCCGCTCAGGACTCCCCTGAGATTCAGCAACACGCCTCTCCCAAGCAGCCTTAAACGCAGGCTTCTTCTTCCACCTACGCAACGTAGACTCATCAATGCCCTCAGCGTGAGCATATTTTTCTTGGGATGACGGGACACGAGCGACACTAGGTGTGCATAGCCAGTCTAAAAATTTTTGTTGTCGGGCATCCAATAATTCCGTCATCATAATAGAATTACCTGTTCCTAATTGTTACGGGAATGTTAAATCTTTGTGACATTTGTGTAAGATTTCTGTGACAATCATGTAAAATTTCAGATGAAACCCTTTCGCTGTCTAGGCTGTAACCAGATAATGAGAATCATTCCCATTAGGGAACGGCACTCTTTTTAGTAGGGGGGACTGAGGGGGGTCAGTACCTGACTGTTAGATAGCCACCCTTTAGGGTGGCGGTTTAAGGATAGTACTATTTACAGCAAAGACAAAAGGGTGTTATGCCACAAAAAAAGAATCTTAGAGATTTAGCAAAGGCTGCTATTAAGAAATCAAAACCAATGCACAAAATGCCTGACGGCAGAATGATGGCTGGCAAATCGCATCCAAAATTAAAGAAACGTAATGGGATATACTAAACCTAGTTTACGTGACCAAATAGTAGCGTCAGTAAAAGCAGGAACAAAAGGTGGACGTTCAGGGCAATGGTCAGCCCGTAAAGCACAAATAGTAGCCCAAAAATATGAAGCCGCAGGCGGTGGATACACAGGACGTAAAACCAGTAAACAAAAATCTTTATCCAAATGGACAAAAGAAAAATGGCGAACTAAATCAGGTAAACCATCCACCCAAGGACCCAAAGCCACAGGTGAACGCTATTTGCCATCAGCAGCCATAAAATCTCTTAGCGCCGCAGAATACGCTGCAACCAGCCGCAAAAAACGTGCAGGCACAAAAGCAGGAAAACAATTCGTACCCAACACCCCAAAAGCAAAAGCAGCAGGGAAAAAAGCAAGAGGTAAATAGTGAACAAAATTAAAAAAGTAATGCAAGAATACAAAACAGGAAAACTACACAGCGGTTCCAAAAAAGGACCAGTAGTAAAAAATGTTAAACAAGCCATAGCAATAGCATTATCGGAACAACGCAAACAAAACAAAAATCCTAAACCCCCACAACCAAACCTTACAAAACCAAGAGTTAAAGCAAATATTCAAAAACCTGTGTACCGGGGCAATCCTAATAACCGTCGTAACCTAAAAGATTATTGGACAACATAATGGCTAAACAAAAAACAACCGCAAGACAAGCCGCAACCAAAGCCTACAAGACAGCGGCATGGACACGCAAAGAAGGCAAAAACCCTGAAGGCGGACTAAACGCCGCAGGCATAGCATCCTACAGACGACAAAACCCAGGGTCAAAACTGTCAATGGCAGTAACCACCCCACCCAGCAAACTAAAACCAAACTCAAAAGCGGCGAAACGCCGCAAATCATTCTGCGCCCGAATGAGCGGCATGCCAGGACCAATGAAAGACTCCAAAGGACGACCAACACGCAAAGCACTAAGTTTGCGTAAATGGAACTGTTAAACTATACAAAACTAGGGACTCCGTTCCAAACAACCCCCACCCCCATACAGCAAAGACAAAACAAGCGGTTCATATCCGCCACTTGCATCTCGCCCTAGACTATTAGATTCACATGTCCGCGAGGGTTGCCACCCCCCCCATGCACCCCCCTCAACGTGTGCGGACGTGTGAGAAGTTACACACACTAGCGCCCACCCCCACATAAAGAGCCATAATGCCGTATAATGCCACCCAAAAAATTGTGGTCGCCACACGTGTGCGAGGGTGCGAGCGGGCGTGTTGGAAGCGGTATTGTTTTGTGTTGCCTCGTATGCGGGCGGGTGGTCGGGCGGTGTCACGTGTTGAAGTAGTTTGGCAGTGTTGTTGGCAACGATGACATGATGATTCAGTGCTTGAGTGCATGTGCTTGGACGCATGTGTTGAAGTATTGTTGTTGTGTTGTCGTTGCTGATGACATGCTTCAGTGTGTGTGTCTGCGGTTGTGGACGTATGTGTTGAAGTTGTTTGTTTGTCGTTGCCGTTCGGTAACGATTACCTAGTCATGCTACGGCATGAGAGAGTGAGTGAGTGATGAGTTCATTAACCGAAGGTTTGGTCATTATGGCTGACCCTGATTTTCATGCGAATTGGTTGCGTGAGCAAGAACGCAAGGTTTTTCGTGCCAATTTTAAGGCACGTCAAGCGATGCAACGTTTTCAGCCGTCAGTCGTGAGCGAGGACGTGATTGCTCGTGAGAACCGTCACGATGAGTTGGTTGAGTTGATGGACGGTTACACCGTCTGAGTTTTGCCCGTTTCTCCTTGTGGGCAGGGTAGCGCTGGTGCGCTTGTTGAGGTTCAATTCCTCACTATCCGCAATACGGTAGCATGTGCGTCCTCGGACGTATGTGTTGAAGTAGAATATTGAACGGTGGTCACGACATGGTGTTGTGGCATTAGATGTACGTGAACGTACAGCCGTTCCCTAGAGTGGAAGGACACTTTAATGGCTAAGAAATCAGCAAAGACAGCAACACCCGTACTCGTTGGTCGTTTCGCCAAGATTGACAAGGATTGGGCTGTTGCGTTTCCTGCAAGCAACCCTATCAAGGTTGGCACGATTGTCACGGTTATGACCGCTGACAAGCGTGAGAAGCAAGTTCGCACCAACTCTGAAGGAGTTGTGTTGTTTGACGTGAAGTCAGGCACGGTCATGAGTGAGATTTTCTACACGTTTGACCGTGTGGCAAGCAAGTAAAACCCTTTAGGGGTTTTACGGGTTCGGGCATGTGCCAATCTGCAAGGTTCATAACCTTGCCGAACCGCTAGCGTGTGTGATAGTATCATGCACGTGGCAGATAGTGTCTGCGCAATGACCAGTCAGTAGGGCTAGTTTCCTATAATCTGATTGGATTGTAAATCACTGCGGGTAGCGGACTATAATATATCTCCGCTACCCGTAAAATGATACATTCACATAAACGAAAGGATAGTTATGATTCCGTTAAAAAAAATGGCACGTGTAAAGTGCTATAGGCTTAATCGTTGGGTTGGTGATTCGGTTCCTGTAGCGTTATGGCATGCAATGTTCCGTAGGTATTGGGATATTGATTTGCTTGAAATGAATGATTGGTGGTTATAATACACGGACGTGGACGTACGTGTTGAAGTAATAGATTTCGGTTGGCAATTCCGTCAGCCGATTAAACAAAAGCCCTAGTCGGGCAGAAAGAAAGGGTAATGTTATGGCAGGGAAGGCTATGAATGTTATTAGCGTTAATTGTGTGGACAAGAAAGCACGTGTCCAGTTTCC